ATGCGGGAATTCAGGAGGCTTGCACATCGAAAATGCAATATGCGCAGAGGAAACATCCCACTAGGGCCGCTCATCGAAGAGGCGCACGCGAAAGGGAAGCCGTGAGCGCAGAACAGAAGCGACACGTCCGGTGGCGCCTTGTAGACGATCCAGGCTCTTACTGGACCTGCTGGGAAATGAATGGCGAGCGGGTGATTATGGACGATCCAAAGCGCCTACGCAAAGGCAAGAAGCCGGTGAACCAAGATGATCGGATACTGAGCATTCTGGCGAGTAGAGAGCGGCATCTAGGCCGGTACCGGCGAGATGCGCGGGGGGAATAATGCCGGTTAGGATGCTGCCACCTGGGCCAGATCCGGCGCGCACAATGGCCCAACTTGACGCCCTGGTGCGCTCAGGGAGATCCGTTAGGCGTCGCCGGCACATCGGCCCGCCCTCGGGGAGACGGAAGGCACCCAGCCTATCCGCCGCCTTTGGAAAAGCCATGCCTGCCGGAGCCTTACCGGCCAGATGCGCTCGAGGCGGAACATGCGGAGTTGGCAGCGCTGCGGGATCTCGACGCCGATATCTGGCGCAGCCGCTGCCGAGAACTGATGCGGCGAGTTGGGGAACTTGAGGCGGAATTAAACAGCGCAGCGGCGCGGAAGGAGGAGGCACGGTGATGGAACGAGACAAGGTGATTTGCCGAGACAAGAAATTTGGCGATGCGGTGAAATTACGGCACGGATTGTGCTGGACGAGTCTGCTGGTTGGCAGGCCGTCACTTGGGCAAGCAATGGCGATCAGGCTCACTCCCACCCGCGCTCACAAGATAGCCAATGCGCTTACGGAGTGGGCAGACAAACAGAAGGGCGGCGCGCGATGACGATAGAAGAACAGGCTAAGTTGCGCGATGTGTTGCACATACAGAGCGGAGATAGGATCGTTTCGGCGTGGGCTGAGAACGCACGCGGGCCAGGGTGGCAAAACCAGTTATTTATCGTACTGGTTGAACAACACAGCGATGGAAAAATGCGAGTTGAATCCGTTCAAGTGAGGGAAGCGACTCCATGCATGATAGCCATCTTCGATATATGCGCAGCGGCGCACAAGTCGCTAATGGACAGCATGAAGGCGGCGGAGGTGACAAAGCAATGGTGAGAGATCCACGCTTAGACCCGCAGCCGGGCGACGTGCTGCGGAAGGGGACAATGGTTAGGAAGGTAATTCGCATCGATAAAGCCTATTCCGATTCACAAGGTGATGACGTGGCACACACACGGAATGGGGGAAAACGGGAGCGCTACATTTTCGTTTGCAACTGGCGCCGCTGGGCAAAGGGAGCCGAGGTGGTGAGCGGAGGCGAGAAATGAGCGACTACAACTCTCCGGCGAATGATACGCTGTGCTTCAGGCTGGCAGAATCGCGCCGAGAAGTACAGCGCGCCCACAAGGAGAATAAATCTCTCCGCGCTCGTGTCGCGGAGTTGGAGTCGGACGCCAGGCGGTTCGTGTGGTATTTCTGTTCGTGCAAGAATAGCGATTTCATCACGGCTTGTCTCAATGGAGCGTTAGGCGGATATACTCTCGACCAGTGGCGCGAATTAATCGACAAAGCCATGTCGTCCGAGCGTCCAGTGCCGGAGGATAAGCCGACAACTCATCTAGAGGAAGGAATGCGATGAGCGAAAGCACGAAGATTGAATGGTGTGATGCAAGTTGGAACCCGATTCGCGGATGCTCGATGGCGAAGGGCAGCGAGACCGGCGGCTGTCTGAACTGCTACGCGGCGCGGATGTGCGCGCGTGGTCTGCCGGGCCTGAACTCGCCCACCACCGGCGAGCCGTTTGCCGTCATGCGCGATTCCGGCCCGCGCTGGACCGGCAAGGTGGAACTGATCGAGTCCGCGCTGGAGCTGCCGTTGCACTGGCGCAAGCCGCGCCGGATCTTTGTGAATTCGATGAGCGACTTGTTCCATGAGTCGCTACCCAATGAGGCGATTGACCGCGTGTTCGCGGTGATGGCGCTGTGTCCGCAGCACACATTCCAGGTGCTTACGAAGAGGCCGGAGCGTATGGTGGCATATCTCACGGGTGGTCCATGGGGGCACATCGAACAACGTGCGAGTGAGACTATCGGAACTCGGCGCGAAATTCCAGTCGAGCATCTACCTCTGGCGCACGTCCACTTTGGCATCTCCTGCGAGAACCAAGAGACCGCCGACGCGCGCATTCCGCTACTGCTTCAGACTCCGGCCGCGGTGCGGTTCCTGAGCCTGGAGCCTTTACTTTCTCCGGTGGATTTGTCAAAATGGTTATATGACAACACAAGATCGCGAGTTCCTGGCACAGATAGCATTGGGCTGGTTCAAGGTTACGACGAGTGGCGAGATCCACCGCATGGTGAAATTCGGGGGCGGGGGAACGACGCCGAGCCTGCACCGAATTTCGGAAACTCGGGCCGAGCGAAGCTGCTCTCGCGAGGGCGGCTATCTCAGGGTGATGTTTATGGGATCGGCTGGAAGGATGAAGGTGTCGGCTCACCGAATTGTTTGGATGGTGTCGAACCATTCGGACATCTCGGCTCCGATGGAGATCAACCACAAGAACGGAAACAAGCGGGACAACCGCCCAGGGAATCTGGAACTGGTTACCAGGGCAGAGAACGTCATCCATTCTTTCAGGGAACTTCCCCGGAAGAAGAAAGCTCAGCGAGGAGCGGCCAACCCTATGGCGAAGATGACGCAATCGCAGGTGGACGAGATCCGGGCGCTCTGGAGAGCCAGGGTGATGAGTCAGAGAGAGATCGGGGCTCACTTCGGCATAACACAGTCAGCGGTATCGGCGATAGTTCTTCGGAGATCCTGGTAGGCATTCACCAAGTCATAGTCGGCGGCGAGAGCGGCCCTGGAGCGCGCCCGATGCATCCCGACTGGGTGCGCTCGATCCGCGACCAGTGCGTTGCGGCTGGCGTGCCGTTCTTCTTCAAGCAGGCTATAATAGGAGGGAAGAAGGTTTCAATGCCAGAACTAGACGCGAGCCGCCATGCGGAAATTCCAAGGTCTTAGCAGGTCTGAACAGTACCGACGGCACAAGAAGGCAAAGGCGCTGGGGGTGGGAGTGGATGAGGTTCCCGACACGCGCGGTCACCACGAGAACCACGTGAAGGGAAGTCGCACCGCCAGGTGGAATAATGGGCGCATTTTTAGTTCCCACGGATATGTAAAGATTCGGGTGGGAAAAAGCCACCCGCTGGCGGACCCAAACGGATACGCTTATGAGCATCTGGTGGTATGGGTATCGGCCGGGAATACCCTTCCGAAAAAAGGCGAACTTCTGCACCACGAAGACGAAGACGGGGCTAATAACCGTATCGAAAACCTGAAGCTCAAATCGAAGTCGAAGCATGGCGCTGACCATATATCTCAAAGGGTTCGGGATGATCTAGGCAGACTTACCCCCAAGCGCGCCGCTGGGCGCCTCCTCGATGGCCGCACGTGGGACGAACTGCCGGAGCCAAAGCAATGACGATCACAGACGCGGCGATACGGAAGGCGGTTATGCGGTGGCCGCTGATCGTCCGAAGCTGCCCCGGATACGCCTGGAGTTGGGGACACCACAGCACGGGAGACATGCTGGAAGCGTTAGGCGCACCGCGTGACTATCCAACCCCAGCTAAGCACTCCTACTGCCAGGTCGAGCCTTACGTGGACCGCCCGAAGTCTGATCGCAGGTGGGACAAGCCGGGCGCGGGGCGGCGGGCTGTGACAGAATTGCGCTGGTGACGCCATGAAAAAACGCAAAGGGCTTTACAAGTACGATGGATATCTGGCCTTCCGCGTGGCCGCTGAGGCTCACCACGCGATTCTTCCGACGGCTGAGTGTGATGGCGGAAGCCGCACGATGGGAGCTATCTTCCGCGCTCTGGACAAGGCGTATACGGATGGCATCGAGGACGCGTTGCAACTGAGCGACGAGGAACTGAAGCGGGAGCGGAGAAAGATCCAGCCAAAGCATCCCGACCAGGACGTGTGACGCCATGAGCAAGCCACTGCGGGTTCTAATCGCGTGCGAATTCTCGGGAAAGGAGGCGTAACTTCCATGATTCGTGGTCCGTATCGCATTGAAAGGCCCGTGCTTCTCCCCGATGATGACGACGACAGGGACGCTACCCCGCTAAACCAGGCATACGAGAATCGGGTCAAGGACGCGAGGTCCATGCTCCGGTGCGGTAAATCGCACGAAGCCATCCGGCAAATCCACGGAGGCGCGGTTCTTGCGGAAGTGCTGGAGTCGGAGCGGGAGTCGCGAAGATTTAGACATTGACTTGTCTATTGACTTCTGGTAAGGTGAATTCGAGTCCAACGTGAGACTCGAAGAAAGTGCAGATGACTCCCGCTTACGCATCCACCAAGGTGGTTCCTATTGAAAGAATCGTGGAAGATCCATCGATTCAGGTGCGAGTTTCGATCGATCCCAGAGAGGTTAAAGTTCAGGAGGCTCTCATTCAAGAGCATGGGTTTGTGGATGGAGTTGTGCTGTACTACGAGAATGACCCATCGACCGACCCGCTCCTTTTGTCGGACGGATTCCATCGGCTTGCAGCTTACCGTAATCTCGGCCACACTCAAGTTCGAGCCATACTGCGCAAAGGAGACAAGTCCGACGCTCTGAGGTATGCCATCAAGAACAACTGCCACCACGGCGCCCGGATGACGAATGCCGATAAGCGCCGCGCCGCCGAACTGGCAGTAGTGGACGAACGCATTGGAGAGTTGGATGACAAGGAAATTGCCCGCATGATCGGCGTGTCCGTGTCTTTGGTGGCCGGCGTGAGACGTGGGGAGACCAAGGAAGCGAGGCGGCGTAAGGCGGTGGAGAGACGGCAAGGTAAGTCCGGGTCGGGTGGGGAATCCGTTCATCCAGTCGTCGCGCACGAGCGCCACCACGAGGACAAGCGGCCAACGAAGGCCATGCGTCTTGCGCAGATCATGGAGGATCTTCGGCTCGACGTCATCGAGGAAGCCGATCTGGTCGGCCTAACGGAAACGAAGTCGGCCGCATACCACTTCCTGCCGAAGGCCGGAGGGTCCATCTCCCTGAAGATCGTCAACAAGGATGGACTCCCAATGGTTGAGCTTCCGGTGACGATCGTGAAGGAGTGGAAGTATGAGCAGGTCGTCCTCAAGTTGGAGGACGGAAAGGTGGGGATGGTGGAATGAGTAAGTGGGACCTCACATTCGAAATCATCAAGACTATGGGGATGCTGTACGAGGTTCGCTTCCAAGGTCCGAAAAAGCTCGGAGCCGCGATGGAGCGCTTCTACAACTTGAGGGGAGTGTTGGATTATATGCCGCAGGAATGGCTCAATGCGAACGATGCAGCCAGCGAGTTCCTGGACTACATTTACACCGGGTCACCAGAGCCGGAGTGGCTGAAAGAAGCCGAGTATGACTCCAAGAGAACTTAGGATCGCGGTTCGGGACGGCCGCATGACCGCCGTGGACCCTTCCATCTACATAAATGGCTACCCCCCTCCCTTGGAATGGCCGAAATGGAAAAGAGATCGGCTCAGGGCGGCAATACGGGCGGCTATTCTTTTCATGCGCGGCACGGGGTGGCGGGGAGTTATGGGGGATTTGTCCCGCCGTGGATTTCTGAAGAAGGAAACCGTGTCCAAGGCACGCGTTGCTCAGTACGTTAAGGTCGGGATTGCGTACCTGATGAAGCAGGGATGCTTCGAAGTGGTTAAGAATTCGGGGAAGAAAAGTGACAGTTGAATTAGCCGTGCAGTGGATCGGGATTCTGTTTGCCGCTGTCCTGGCCGTAGGGGCGGCTTTCAAGATAGTGCGGGATGTCATTCTGTACCGCAAGCCATCCGTGGATGCTCCTGCCGGTCCAGTGGATGACCAAGCGGAGGATGGAACTATCTTCCGTAAAATTGCCGAGCAGCTAAACGTCTGGTCGTCCAACCAGAAGTCGCAGTCCGATAGAATGATTGCGGTGCTCGATTCCATGGCCTTGTCGTTCGATAAGTTCGCCAGGGGTCAAGATCGCTGGATGAAGCAAATGTTCGGAGGGGACGGCGGAGGGTACTCTGAAATGACGGATGCCGAGGGCGAGCTTCGCGAGCGGGCCGAAGGTATTCGACGCCGGTATGGGGTGACTTGGGAAGAGGCCATGGACCGCGCGAAAAAGACTTTTGTGTACGATCCAGACGCTAAAATGCGGGACAATGTGTAGCGAAAATCAAAGAAAGGAGAACACGCCTAGCGCGGAAGTCCAACTCATCAAGACGTAGCCAGTACGGAGCACGTCCCACTTGGAAGACAGCGGGCCGTGCAGAGCTTTGAGACTTGGGCCGGCTACAACAACTCTGAGGGGAGTCGGGAAGGCGGCTTGGGTTTCAGGGCTCTGCAAGGAATGTATGGATAAGTCACTTAAAGATCGGTTCGCCAAACACATTTACAAATCACTCGAACGGCAACTCAAGAGGACCCAGGACCCAATCGTACTGTCTGAGGATATTGTGGATGCGGTTGAGTTGATCTACGATATTGTCCACGAGCAGGAGGGGATCGCTTCAGTCCCCACATCATTGCAGGGTCCCACGTTGGACCGCGCGGAAAGTTCTCGCGTCGATACCCCGCCTCCCCCAAGGGGGGCATTGGTCCATAAGGATGTCGCCACCGACCCCGGAGAGGCTAAGCCTGTAATACTGATGCCGGGAGATCCTGGATTCAGCGATACCACTCCAAATGAAGTTGAGAGGAAGGTATTTTCCGCCGGCTCTGGAGTCAGAAGGAGAGCCACGTCTAACCCAAGGAAACCTTCCAATCTGGTTGAGACTCCGAAGTGGGACGTTTCCGACTTGATATCCCTGATCGACCAGAATACCCCGGATACTATCGAGTTCACCCCGGATGGTATGGAAGGGTCGAAGGTCGTTATCGTGGCGCGCAAAAACATTCAGAACCAAGTTGGTATGGGAAGCGTACTGTTGACCTACAAGCACGCCGCCGTGGGGGATAATACTGGCGGAGGGGCAGTAGAAGGTAAAAGTGTGTCCCTTGGACTTCTGACTGCCCGAGTGCCGTTTAGCGTGTACGATGAGACTCAGGACATCGGGAACGCGATAGACGGCCCCAAGGGGATCACGGTGCAACTGAGGGGAATGTATAAGGCCCGTCCAGAGACCATGGAACCGTTTCTTTCCGGCTCCGCTCCGAGGTTGGGACCTGGTATGGCGGGAGTTGACCCGATGGGGGACTCGCTGGAGGAGAGGTTGACTCCTGGGCTCAAGTCCGTATCCGATCCATATGCCAGTAAAGGGGACGATTCCATACTTCGAGAGCACCTGTTGAACTTATCTAGATCGAACGCCGGCCTGGTCCCGTCAGGAAAGGGATCGAACTCTCGCTAAACGAGTGGTTTCGGGGTACCATAAACATGAACGGAATTCATCAGCGCCTCGGTAGACTTAACATTTTTGCACGAATCAGACGATTGGAGAAACAAATGGGTACAATTGCAGAACAACTCAATACCGTTCAGACGTCCCTTACCGCAACACAGGCGGATGTGGCGTCGCTCGCAACCGGCATTACTGGGCTGGAAGCGACCATCGCTCAACTACAGCAATCTGTCGCCAACGAAGGCGACAACTTAACCGCCGCAACGCAGGCCATCCTCACTGGTTTGGTGGCGCAGGCTGCCGCCGCTAAGACCTCGGCCGACGCCGCCGTGGCGGAACTCCCGGCACCGGCAACTCCCCCCACAGCGTAACACCCCGCACCAACAGAGTAGCCCGCATCCGACATGAACCGATATGCCGTATGCGGGTTGCTCTGTTTGTATTGACTGATCGCTTGGGTTTGGTACTATGTAAGCGTGACAGATAGAAAGAAGCCCAGATTAACTCCTATTGCGGTGGCCATGAAGCAGGCGGAGAAGAGCCGACCTGCGGATGTAACCCCCGATCCAGTACTGCTGAACATCCCCCCTAGTCTCGCAGCCCGAAAAATAACATCCAAGAGCATAGCAAGCGGAAGCTATCAGAATGCCATGAGGGCGGCATGTGCCCCTCAGGTACTCTTGGAGTACTTTCGAGCACTGGTGACCGGGATTAAGAACGTTGACCCGGCCATCATGAGGCAGGCAGGTGAGATATACCAGATGCTTGGTGGCAAGAACGGAGTTAACATAAACCTCCAACAGAACAACGTAAACCAAACGGCCAACGTTTCGGCATCGCGAGATAGGGGATTATCCTCTCCCGATGATATGTTCCGCATGCTGGCGGCCGAAAGGGAACAGCGGTTGCTTTCCCCTAGCCGGACGGTTGAATTGGTGGCGACTCCGGTAAGCTACGAGAAGGAAAAGCCAACAGAGGAATAGCCCATGTGGAAGCGAGACCCCGGTGTTTCCACGATGATTGAGTATTTCGATCGGGGCATCCCTGGTCGATTGAAGATGACCGAGGACAACTGGGCCGGCCTCTCATCGATCGATAAGTTCGCGGCGATTGGCAGTTTGCCTGACGGGAAAAACCTCAAAGAGGCGATTCTTGAGCAAGGTCGAGAATGCGCGAACGACTTCAGTTATGCCGCCCGGAACTACTTCTGGATCACCAATAAGAAGAAGAAGGAGCAGTTGTTCTCCTTATGGGAGAGCCAATACCTGATTCTCGATAAGTACTACGAACTCAAAGCCAAGGGAAGAGCGCAGAAGATTATCGTGCTGAAGGCTCGGCAACTCGGATGTAGCCGATTGATCGAATCCATGATTGCGTGGCGCGCGATGTTTTTCCCAAACACGAATGCGATCGTTGTGTCGGTTGACCAGAAGCACTCCTCATTCCTGTTCGGCTACATGCTCTACATCTACGACCATATGCCGTGGTGGCTGAAGCCGATGGCGGCACAACGAAAAGAAGAGGCCGGCCTTTTTTTTGAGAACGACGATGCATCGCAGAGGTCCAGGTTCCCCGGCATGAATTCCAGGGTAATGGTTCAGTGGTCTAACCAGTATTCGGGAGTCGGCCAGGGCATCCCCGTGGATGCGTGCCACATTTCCGAGTTCGCGAATTACGATGAGGATGACCTCGAAGCCATCGTCAACGAGGACCTGGGGAACTCGATGGCGGATGAGCCCGAAGTATTCGGCTTTATGGAGGGGACCGGGCAGGGGGCCGGCACGGCGGCGCATCGGATTTGGAACGCGAACGAGGAACGCCTCGACCTCGGCAAGTGGCCCAAGTGGTACCCCCTGTTTCTCCCTAGCTTCTTCGAGACGACCCGCGTTCTCGCGCCCCCAAGTGGCTGGCATATCCAGGAGCCAGAGAGGGTGATGCGAGAGCGGACCAAGAAGGAATGGTGTCGCTGCAATAATCCAGAATGCGGGAAGTACAAGAAGGGGGTCTTACTCGGAGAACCAGTCGCCGGATCGGCATGCCCGGATTGCAAGGTCGGCACGCTCGTTCCCATGATGCTTACCGACGGCCAGTGTTTCTGGCATCAGGACAATCGTGAGCAGGCCGAGGCTCAGGGGGAAAAGGCAAAAAAGCAATGGAAGCAGGAGCAGTGCGTCACCAGTGAGGAGGCGTGGCAGGTAAGCGGCTACGTGATGTTCAATGATGCCTGCCGGGAATGGGTTAATAGCACGATCAGCCACGACCCGATAAAAAAGGGAAAGATATACCGGGACACCGGAGAAGTCCACGGAGCCCGCCCCAAAACCAAGGAAGACGATCGTCAGGTGTGCTATGTCCCCTCCTGTAACGTCGATCATCGTCATGACGAAACCCCGCTTTCGGTTTGGGAGGAGCCGCATCCGGGCAGGCAGTACGTGGTCGGTGTGGATGTGAGCGAGGGGATCGGACAGGACTTCAGCGTTATTTTTGTCAATAAGGTTGGCCGGACGGCCGGAGAGCCTGACGAGCAAGCGGCGGTTTGGCGCGACAATCGCACAAAACCAAAAGAGTTGGCGTTCTACTGTAATGTGATTGGTCGCTGGTATAACGATGCAATGATGTGCATCGAGTACAACACTTACCAGACCACTGGCGACGACATTATATACGTCTATCAGTATCCGAACGTGTTTCGGTGGAAGAACAAGGAGGTCATTAACCCACTGACCCATAAGTGGCACTGGTGGACCAAAGTAAACACCAAATCCTACCTTCACCAGACGGCTGTGGACTGGCTTCTGTCGAGAGCATGGATAATCAGATCGCCTAATTTCGCCAAGGAAATCACGACATACCGCAAGGAGGAGTTCGACTCCAGGGTGTTCGGTGCCGAGTCCGGATTCCACGATGACGAGGCGATGGCGGGAATGATTTCCTTGTACTGCGCTCATGAGTTGGATTGCGACCAATCGGGGAGAGTTCGTGTACCCAGCCTCGTCGAGGTCCAACGTCCAGCCAGATACCGCTGCTATTGTGGTTCTTGTAGGTTCGGGGAATCTAGGGATTCCGATGGAGGTTGGTCTTGGGTGTGCGACAACCCGGACAGGGAGTACCGCTGTCCGGAGTGCGGGTCGATTCAATTGCGAGCGATACCGCTGGAGACCCCGCACGATAGCAGTTTGGATTTCGATGGTGTGATGGCGATGATGGGGAAGCGTCCAGAGGGCCAAGCCCAAGAGGTATCCGTGGACTACTTGTGACCACTTGCAGTCAAGAGGGAAAGGGTTTAGTATAGGGCCATGGCAAAACCTTCTACCGTGCGATTTAACTTACAGGTTGACCTCCAACCGGAAGAGGTCCCGACACTCATTGGGCTGGTTGATGGAGACCAGAACGAAGTTCAGAAATTGTCCACGTTGTCCGAGTCGCTGCTTCACGACACTTCCGGTGGCGGCATGATGCTCACGCCAGACGAGATGGCGCGGATCACCGAAGCCACGGGATTAGACCCTAACTGCGGCGAGGACCTCATTCCGCTCTTGTCGGAAGCGTCCGGAAAAGAGGAGGGGAAATTGACCTTCAAGATTTCGGTCGATCCCGTATATGAGGCGTATTACAGGGAGGCGGCCGAGATGCAGGGGCGCTCGGTAAAGGAGCTGGTTCAAGACATAATCAATACAATCATGGACAACGATCCCCTTCAGTACAACATGGGAAATTTTGGATTCCCCGAGGTTTTCCGCATGCTTCCAAAGGACAAGGAAGGGGTAGAGCAATTGCTCGGCGGAAAATTCCAGGACGGGATGTCGCTGGTGTCCCTGATTCGGAAGGCTCTCGGAAGCGACATGTTTGAGGGGATGGTCGATTCGCCATCCCAAACGGGGGAGAAATAATGGATAAAGTTGAGGCTATGCTGTCACCTATCAGGGATGCGATCTTCCATGGTGAGCTTACCAACAAAGAACTTGCGTTCGCCTACGGAGCGCTGCAATCCTTGGCCGATCTCTCCGCTGGCCTCGCCGGCATTAAGTCAAGGTCCAACGTGGGACTGGAGGTGTAAGTCTTGCCCCTGTTTACCGAGGCGTGCATATCACCGGATTGCGTCCTTGATGGTGATTCCACCGACGAGTACTACAAGCACTGGAACGACCCCCAGCGTCCCTGTGTGGCGTGCGGCGGCCCAACCAAGAGGTTTCCGAGCCAGTTCTCCAGCCCCTTCATGGGGGAGATGTCCCGTCGGTATGTGGATACATCGCTGGATGACGGACATCGGAAGGATCTCTCGCATTGGGTTTTTGAAAAAGGACCGGACGGAAAGGTTAAGCCTTCCCTGATATCAACATTCCAAGAGCAGAGGGAATACTGTAAGCGGAATGGCCTAGCCAATCCATCCGATCTCGACAGTAATTGCGAGGTATCCGAGGACGGCCGGAGATTCCAAAAGGCTACCGCAACGCTCCAAGACCTTAAAGAGTTGGAAAAGAAGACTGTTGCGCAACCAGCCAATCCAGCCTAAACTATCGGCAGGAGGCTTCCATGAAGCGACACAAGAGCGGCCGTAAGGTCAAGGGCGGTAACGACCCCCGGCAACCGAACGCTCCGCATCGGGCAACCCGCAAGCCAAAGGCTCGCCGTTGATCTCTCTCTGCCGTGAGAACAGCGTGATTCAAAAATGGCTTCTTTAGCGATCATCCCGCGCGCGGATATCCAAAGACCCTCTGGCTCCATCGACCGAGCTTCTGGGTACGAGAGGCGCATTTTGGCATGGAGGGACTCCCTGCTACGGCAAGGCATGGAGGAGATGAGGTCGTGGAAGGACCTCCAGGAAATCGACAAAGTAATCGACTTAATCGAAGGTCGTTTTTACCAAGAAAACCGGCCCGCTTACAAGTCCCGATACTATGATGGGTACCTCGGCGATATGCGCCGGGAGGCCATTTCATCCCTCAGCCAGATTAGACCCACCATAGACGTTACCTCGTCGGTGGACGCTTATAAGACCCAGGCCGAAACCGTCCACAAGTACATCCGTTCGATGTGGTTCAAGTTGAACTTGGACATGACGGTTGTGGATTGGATCGACCACGCTCTGTTCGGAACCGGGTTTCTGAAGCACGTTGCTGGAGAGAACCAGTTCCAATTCTCCGCCCATGGGGCGGATCAAGTTATCCCGGTTCTGTGCAACGGGGACATCCAGGAATCGGCGGCCGTAATCTACCAGAATTACAAACCGCTTCCGTATTTCTATGCCAAGTTCGGCAAGGAGAAATGCGCTGGCCTAGAGCGTTACACGGTCAACCTGAGCCGCGCGCTATCGCAGGACAAGTACGTTCGCCCGTCCAGCGTCCCGGAATATTCCTGGAACGCGATGAGCCCGGCCATGAAGCGTCGGATGTCCATGCGCGGAGGCCCAGTCCGGCAATCGGAGGGGACGTATGTGCCGTTCCCGGTGATCGAGTTGAAAGAGGTGTACTTCGACGACTGGAGCATCAACGAATCGTCAAACGATATTTTGGTTCAGAATGAAAGTTTGGACCTGAGCGAGTACAACTACCACTACATCGTACCTCCTGGGGCACGCTTGTTTCCAAGGAAGCGATTGGTGGTGTTTGCCGGGGATCGCATTATGTACGACGGCCCAAGTCCTTTTTGGCATGGGCTTTACCCGTTCACGATGCTACAACTAAACCCCTGCGTGTGGAGTCCCGGAGGGATTTCGAAGTATCGGGATTTGATTCCTCTCGTGAGGGCGTGCAACCGGATCGGGGCAGGAGTGGAAGAGGCGATTGGGAGGGCACTGAACCTGAATCTGGTCAGTAAGCGCGGGGCGATGCCCGAGGCTGTCTGGGATGCCTTGCAGCCCGGTAAGCCAGCGCAAAAGATTCTGATGAACCCTATCGCTCAAAAGGGGGACATCTACTACATGGATGGCCCGAATTTGCCGGCCTACACGGGAGATTTCCAGCGATACCTGATCGACACAATCAAGCACCGGTCCGGCTCATTGGACATCTCGGGTCTTGCTAAAAAGAAGCAGGTTCCCGGCGGGGATTCTATCGAACAGATGCGCGACGTGATGAGTGGCCCATTCCAATTGGAGAGCCGCTACGTGGAGGTTGCGGTTGAACAAGTTGGCACCCAAATGGTCTCAAATGTGTTCCAGTACGCCACCTTGGATGGCCGCATGAGATTGCTTGGGGCGGACGGCATGACGCCGGAGGATTTCGACTATCGGTCCGGAGATATGATCCCTTCCTCGGAGCCAATCTTCGATTTCTGGAAACTGTTCTCGTTCAAAATCGCACCCGGATCGGCCCATGGAAGTTCGAAGATTCAGAAAAAAGTGGAGGCCGTTACGCTTTACAAGGCGGGTGCCTTGTCTCTCCATGGCCTTTACCGTCAAATGGAATTCCCGGAGAACCCCGATGTCATTATTGGCGAGATGCAAAAGGAGCACGAGATGGGAATCGGCGGACCGCCAAAGGGAGCGGGCAAGCAAAGTCGCCCGAACCGAGCGCAGAGAACGGGATCGGCCTTATAGCGCAGTCTCACGTTGGACTGCTAAGTTCGTTTGTCTGGATAGCGTCATGCGGCTTAGTTACAAAGCCGCCGGCTTCAGCCGCGCGGTTGCTTACTCTTCCCCCAGCAGTATTCTCTGGATCTGGATGTACCGCTCGTACTTGATGATTACGGCCAGCGGCGTGTTGCGCTTTTGATCCTGAACCAAGAGAGGCCGGCGCAGGGCCTTAATGGTCTTCCCGGTAAGCAACCTCAACTTGCTGGTCCCGATATACTCCAAAGACGGGTCCAAAAACGGAACATCGGTCTCTTTCTTCCATAGTTTCAAGTCGTTGCGCGTTGCCATACCCAGCATTCTACAAGGAATCCACCCCATATTCAAGACATGTTAGGTTTACCCCTCTGTAACGGAGTCGTGCAACTATATTGGCGACACGGCGATACAAGTCGCCCATCCAAATCTGAGAAGGGAGGATGACTCAATGGCACACCGCAAGTCTCGCAACAAGAAAACCCGCAAGTAAGTAAACACGCCTCCCGCTGGGTGGCCCGGTGGCGTGACGAAATCAACGAAATAGGCCACCCATTCAAGTCCATGAGTCTTATGTATGGCAAAACGGAAAGGGAGGAAAAAGGCATCGCGCAGGAATGTCCGCGTGTATCGCCGATAATCGCATGAAGTACCCACCGAACTTTCACTCCACTTCGACCAAGGAGAAGTTGAACCAAGGTCCGAAGGATATGCCTGATCGCGGCGGACAAAAACCAAACGCTCAGATCACGGCAACCACCGTCCCCCTCAGCCGCAAGGAAAATCAGGTCGCCCAGTTTGGGAGGTCGCCAAGTCATGGTGTTCCTAATTTTGATGGCGCAACGCATGTGAACCTGTCTCGGACGGCGAGCAGCCCGTACGAGAAGGCTGGTGGCCTTAGCGAGACCACCCGGCAGCATTCGTTCTTGGGAAAAAGCAGGACAAAGAAGGCGTAATGGCCACTGGAGCCACACCACCCCTTCCTCCCGGAATCGTCCAGCAGCAGGACGCCACGCCGGATCAGCAGCAGTCTGTATTCTCGGCCCAGGGGATGAAGCCTGGGGAAGGGATGCAGGTAGTTCAGCAAGTAATGCAGAAGGTCCAGGAACTCGATAAATGGGTGGGCGAGACCAAGCAACTATTGGAATCGTTCGATCCCTCCCTGGTGCCCCTGTTCAAGCCGATCGCCGAGGCTGGCATGAAGCTTGCCGAAGCGGTTCAAAAGAAGTCGCAGCAAAGTGGAATGGCGAAGGGGAGCCCGCAGGTTCCGCCCCAGCCTCCGCAGAATCCATCTGCCGGACCCCCGAATCCGGGGGTGTAAGAAGAGGAAACGATGCCGTTTGAGAATCTATTAGCCGCGATCGCCGACGAAGGCGAACGTGCGAGTTTCAAGACCATCGCCGACAAGTATCCTGCCGTGAAACGATATGTCGAGTTGGGGGAAGAGGTGGAGCCTCTGTTACCTAGGCTCAGGAGTCTTCAGTATGACAGGGTATTTCCAGCGGTCGAAGAACTGGAGGGTTGGCGCAATTGGAAGGAAAAGGACTGGCCGGGTTGGGAAACGGAGTACCACCGGATTCAGGATGCGCTCGGAAGTGCCACATTGCGTGTGCAGGAGCTTGAAGCGCGCGGAGATACCGACATGAATGCTGACGACGTGAAGAAGATCGTGAAAGAAGCGCTGGCCGAGAACGGCGTTGTAGATGAAGCCAAGTTGACGGCCAAACTGACGGACCTTGTAGAGAAGCAGGTTCGACCGGAGTTGAATCGGACGGTAAACTCCTGGGGCAATCGATTCCAGGACGTGTATCAGAAGTTGACCCCGAAGTTTGGGGCGCACGAGAAGACGTTCGGGGAAGGTTTGGATGCTTCGGCGGTTTTCAGTCACATGAAGAAGTTGGCAGAACAGAAGCACGTAGCAATCGATCAGATCGACCCAGACGAAGCGTACAACGACTTCTACAAGGACAAGTTTTCCACCAGGGAAAAGGAAACCAAGGCGGCCGAGTTGGCTAGAGCCAAGGAAGAGGGAATCGCCGAAGGTCGCAAATTGGCGGCGGCGGCATCGGGCCGATCGACCAGTCCGGTGGACGGAGGCGGCGGCGGCCGCAAATTGGGTCCTTTGCAACGCCGGGTGATGGAGAGGAATCGTCCAAAGGAAGGCGATCCGATCGACGCTCCTCTGGGTAAGGGGATCATCTCGCAGCAGTACGCCCAGCAGAAGCGCGAAAAGGAAATGGCGGGGAGCGCGGCGTAGGAGCCCCCTTTTGGGATGAGGATGAGGCTAAGAGACGATCTCAATCCGCCGGTGATTCTGAAGGTAGAGGATCGCCTTCATGAGAAGGGCGGGGTCGTCGTCGAAGCCCCCCAGCCCGGTATTGCACTTTTCGCAAAGGAGTGCCCGGTGGGTGCCGGGGAATCGGTGATCGTGGTCGATGGCCAGCCGGGTGTTCTTTGGCCTCCCGCTTGGCGGTTTTTCGCAGATGGCGCACAGGCCGTTCTGTTCGGCCTCAAGTTCTGCGCGTCTCTCTGGGGCGACGCCATAGAGCTTTTGCTCCATGTGCTGCCTGCGGGACAGGTGGTTTTTGGGCGTATGGTACCAGTCGAGGGACAGTTTTCGAGTGCATGGCTTGCAGAGGTTCCCGAAGCCGTCCGGGGAAGAGCAGTGGGCCGGGAATTCATCCACGGCTCGGACCTCTTGGCAGGAGGTGCAGACCTTTTGGCCGGGACCCACCATTCCGATGAGCGCCGGACAGGCCAAGAGGTGCTTTCTGAAGTGGAGCTTGACGGTCTGGTGGCCGCATCTCCTGCATTCGATCACCTTCCCCTTGGGGGCCGGCTCGGGTGGCTTTGGCAGGTTCTTCGGGTTGAGCGCGCACTTCTTTCTGTGAGGCCATATTTCTCTGGCGGAATGCTGTTCTCCGCAGTGGGGGCAGGCTCGGTACACGCGACCTTTGAGCCTGGGTTTGGTTTGTCGGGGTTGTTCCATGTGTCAAGTGTACGCCAGCCCCATCAAAATGTCAACTATTTAGGAGGTAGACAAAGTGGCACTCCAACTTACGGAGCTTGACGCCTACGTTTACGATCACATCGTCGATAAGACAACGGATTAAGAATCAGTCCCTTAGCGGAGTAATCCGCTTCGAATAACCCCGTGAATTGCTGGGAAACCTAAAGCCGACAGGGCCAAGGCAATCAGCAGCGAAGCCCAGAGATGGGAACGTTCAACGGCCATCGCCGGAAGGCGAGTAGGGTCAAGCGACCCGAAGCGCGGGGCACCCCTTATGAGGGTGATGATATGGTCTGAGCTGCGGACGAAAGCCGCAGAAGGTCGGGAGTTAGCGATCCCGGTCGTAACACAACTGATCATCTACGGTGCAGATCCAGCATTTACGCGCTTGAGTCAGCAGAATGCCGAGCGATTCAGTGGCAACAGCAGAATTCGCAGACCCGTGATCGTGGGCGAGCTCAACGGCGACTTCATGGGCAAGGGCGAGACCATGAACATCTCGTTCGTGACCACGGACGCGGCGATCACGGTGGACCTGAAGGTAGCGTGGGTAAATATCACGCTATACGGATGGGACGCGATGAACGACGACGGCCCGGAGGCGATTTTCAATCAGGTGGAGATGAAGTTTCTTAACGCCTCGTTGAAGATGGCCAAACTGCTCGCCGTCAACATGTACCAGAACGGCCAAGCCTCGACGGGCCGGCAGAAGTACTTGAACGGGTTTGCCGAGTGGTACGACGATGGCACCAACTACCCAACGGTCGGCGGCCAGAACCGGACGGATATAAACGGCATCCCGAACGGCACGGTAGGCGGCTTGAACGCCTATCAGGCGACGCTGACGACGTTCACGTTGGCGCAACTCAATACAGCATACGGCAACGCGTGCTGGGGGTCGGATCACCCGGATATGATCGTCGCGACACAGAACGGCTGGAACTTGATCTGGCAGGGAACGCAGCCGGCGATGCGGTATGCTAACACCGACAACGACTTGGCTAACGTTGGATTCCAAAATTTCAAGTTCAACGCGGCCGACGTCGTGATTTCTCGGTACCTGCCGTCCGGGTCCTCGCCGATTGGGCAGATGTACGGATTGAATACCGCCTATATCGAGTGGTGGTTCTCGCAGGTTGACCTGTTCCAGTTTGGCTTTACGGGGTTCAAGGGCGTGAACAACTCGATCGATGTGAGCGGCCAGTTCATCTGCGGATCGAATTTGATGGTGCCTAGCCCCAGGACCGGGTTCGCTCTGCACTCAAGTCTTTTCTAACTGGTGGTGATGAGGATTAACCGATGACACAGCAAGGACTAGCAACCAATCTCGGCGGCGCAATCCAGTTCTGGAGTTTCCAGTTCACGTACAATGACCTGACCAGCCAGACCTCGGCTTCGGGCGTTGCGGCTACCCTGAACCTGTACAATGCGCTCAGCGGCCCGCCGTACAATACGAGCGTCGCGTTCACTCTTGGGCAAGGCAGTTTCATCCTCTATACGAGGGTTAAACACTCCACCCCGTTTACTGGCGGATCTCTCACGGGCATGACGGTCAGCGTCGGGAAGTCTGGTGGAGCCGCGAACTTCTTCACCCAGGCGTTCAACGTCTTCCAGTCTGTCGCCGATGGCACACTGCAAGAGACCTTCGCGCAACCCATGGGGCAGTTGACTTCGGTTACGCCGACGGTCACCTTTACTCCAACGGGAGATAAACTGGCGAACTGCACGGCTGGCGTTTTGAATATCGATATGTCCGTAGCCGTGGTAACCACTCCGGCCCAGTATATCGCCAACAACACCGTGATTAATTCGAGCGTGCTCTAAGGGGGGAGATTAATGTCAAACTTTGTTCCTACTCCTTGGCTGTTGCCAAACGGAAATAATCTCTGGTTCTCGGATTCCGTCCCTACCTTATCTTCGGACGTGATTGGGATGAACCTCCAGCCAGGCGATTACCTCTGGATCGTCAACACGTCAAGCAACGTGCCCTTCATCTACAAACTGATCGCCGCGCCGAGCACTACGTACGCTGGCGGGCAGTGGCAGGAAGTTGGCGCCTCCGGCAATGGAATTTTCACGAAGTCGGCGGCTTACACCATCAACGGCAATACGGACGCCGTGGTTGTGGTGTCTTCTAACTGCGCTATTACGCTGCCTTCGGCGGTTAGCTTCCCGCTGAAGCGAGTCACGGTAATCAACGGTGCTGCAACCAGCACTACGGTGGTTCCGGTGAGTTCCCAAAAGATTGGGAACAGCCACTCCACCAACGCGACTCTCGGGGCAGCCGATTCGGCGATCACTTTGGTTTCCGATGGAACCCAGTGGTGGCCGGTCAGCAGCACCGGTACGGTGTCGTACAACTAAGTGAGGTGAAAACATAGTCATGCTAACCAACGTTTTCCAGAGCGGAGTACAGCTGAATACCGGAAACAGCATTAACATCAGCTCCGTACCGCAGAATCCGAATACCGAAGCGTACTCGATCGCGTTTACGGGCGCGCTGACCGGAAGTTCTCCGGTCGGATCATCCTACCAAACGGCAGTTGCGCAGCACGTTTTCACGGCCGACGCCCCCTGTCAGGTAGTGGCGGTTACGGAGCGGCACAGCGTTCTTGGTTCCACTACCGGGATGCTGGTCCACGCGATTGGATCGACGCCGCTCGGCTCCGGAGCGAATGTGCTCGCTTCCACCATCGACCACACGGCCGCAGTGGACGTGTACCGCACCGGCACGCTCATCAATTCGACCACGCTGACCCAGTTGGCGACTGGCGATGCGCTCGGATGGCGTTTCACGACTCCAGGGAACTATCCTCCGGTTGGCGGAGTGACGGTTACCCTCGCATACATCTAACACAGGCTCTCACGGCAGAGGGAAAGCGCCGCGCTTGTCGGGTCATCGATCCGATGGGCGCGGCGCGTTTTTTTCTGCGCGATTACCTCTTGACTCTCGGCTCGCAAAGGGATAGACTCAAGAGCATGAAAACTCTAATTTTCTCTCTGCTGATTTCCCTTCCTTTACTTGCCGCCGATGCACCGAAGGCGGAAACCATCAATATCCCCGATGCGGCCAAGGTTAAAATTCAAGCCGCCAAAATCGACATTCTGGGAATCGAGAGTCAGATGGCGCAACTCCAGGTCAAGTTCGCGGACCTTTACCGGCAGCACGGAGAAGCGCAGGCCGCTCTCGATCAGGCCGTATCCGATGCGAAGAAGTCCTTGAATTGCCCCACTTGCACCTTGAGCGACAAGATGGATCTAGTGAAGCCATCCGAAACCCCAAAGAAGTAGTCCAACGCGGGACTATTCGGGATGAATAGATGGCGGGGTATCCAGTAATGCGCGTAACATTCTGCAATACATCGTTGACTTTCGATCCTTGGGATTTCAGAAATCCGGACGATCCCGGAATTGGAGGGTCTGAGACCGCCGTAGTGGAATGCGCTAGGCGACTGGCCTTGCGCGGACATGAGGTCACCGTGTATGGCACGCTAAGGGAGGATACTCCTTCTGAGTGGCAGGGAACGCGCTGGCTGCCACTTTCTGAGGCCGATTACTCTCTCCCCGGATGGTGGTTTCTTTCCCGATGCCCGGAGACCCTGGACAACTTCTCAGTCGATCATCCCGGCCAAATGATTTGCCTGACCGCGCAAGATGTCTACTACCCACAATTAACCGATGAGCGATGGGAGAAGTTGGACCGCTTTATCGCTCTCTGCCCAACGCATGTGAGATTCACTAAAGATAAATACCCCAAGTACGCTCACAAAGTGTTTGGCGGATTCAATGGGATCAGGAACGACGTAATCCGGGAGATTGAGTCCGTCAACCCGCCGGTCAGAAACCCACGGAAGATAATCTTCGCGTCTTCACCGGATCGTGGGCTTTTACCGCTTCTGAAAATATTCAGGCGAGCGCGTCAGAGGGTCCATGATCTTGAATTGGTAGTGGCCTATGGGTTCGACAACATCGAGAAGATCATCGCGTCGAACCCGCCGACGAACCACTGGAGAACCATCTACGATGAGGCTATGCGTGAGATGCGTCAGCCGGGGGTCACGTGGATGGGGAGGATCGGACAGAGGCAGTTGATTCGCGAGAAACTGTCCTGCGGGATGAGTGTTCACCCGACGATGTTCATGGAGACGGGATTTATCTCAGGGATAGAGGAAATGGCCTGCGGAGCGATCCCGATCCTCAGTCCGACGTGGGCGGCGGGGGATTACTGCAAACACGGGGTATGGATTTTTGGCGATCCCGACGACGCACTCACCCAAGCTCGGTACGTCGGGGAAATCTTCAGGCTCGCGAGGCAGCCTGAACTTCAGGAACATATTCGCGCGGAAATGATGCCGCGAGCGAGAAATGCATTCAATTGGGAGCGCTATGTGGATCTGGTGGAATCCTGGATGTACGGGTTGGAGGGCCACCGCAATAGTTTCTTTCAGTTCAACTTTGCGCTGAAGCACGCCAAGGGGGCGGGTAGAATCCTTAACGTAGGGTGCTGCGACGATGCGGGTGAGATGAGCAAGATCGGGGCCGTTAATGTTGACAAGTTCGAGTTTGACGATCACCTGAAGACGCGGAACGCGGCGGACATTATCTCGGATGCGCGAGATCTTCCCCGACCGTTCCAGTCGCACTCATTCGATATGGTCTGTTCCACGGACATGCTGGAGCATTTTCCAACCGACGAGGTTCCGGAGCAATTGGAGAAATTTAAGGCGTGCTTGAAGCCGGGTGGTCGGATTCTCTTCACGGTCCCGAACGACACGCGGAATCCCAACCCAGACGACACCAATGTTCGTGGGTACGGAGGGCATCATCATTGCCCTCCGGAGGTGATTGATCGCTGGTTACGCGATGCTCGATTGAGGGCTGTAGTGCGACAGCCTATCGAATATGGATTCGATGATATATGCGGGGAGGGTGTCGTGGCGGTGGATGACTCCCCTAAGCACTCTGTGGTGTTCCTTACTTACGACCCCGATGGCAAGATGAAAGAGATGGTTGAGCGGAGCCTGTCTTTGATACGGCAGCATGCGCCGGGGGTAGAAATCATCATAGCGGACGATAAGGGAAAGTGCGCTGCGATCAATAACGGATTCGCAAAGACTAAAGGGGAGTACATCCATGTAGTTTGCAACGACATGATGATTCATGACCCGGACTGGCTGGAAACGATGGCTGTTCCGAATACGCTGACTGGATGGGCGCCCAGGACGTTCGTGCTGACGGGACAGATTCTTCCCGAGATGTCTTTGTTTTGTGTCCCGAGGAATATCTACGAGGCCATCGGAAGAGTAGTATGGGATACTGCGTACGAGGATGGGTATGGTTTTGACGATGAGTCCTTGATCGCCCGCGTCAAATTAGCTGGGTTCAACGTAGAGATTCGGCCGGTGAAGGGGGATCACTTGTGTCTCCAGACCCACAAGAACTATTTCACGTCGGAAAAGTTCGGTCAAATGTATGATCGAAATATGGAGGTGTTCAAGAGGGAGTTCGACCACATAAAGCCTGTCGGCGGATGGCTCAACTATAAGAGGCCGGCATGAGAACGGCCACATTGGTAGTCACTACCATCAACGACCCGCTGGTATTGGAGTCGTACGGGAAAAACTTTGACGATTACGGACATCTGGAACAGGTGCGGGTAATCGTCATCCCGGACAGGAAAACACCTCCGGCGGCTTTTTCCACGTGCGGTAGGTTGCGGGACGCCGGATTGAAAGTATTGTGTCCAACGTTGGACGACCAAGATAGATTCCTGAACCGTCTTGGCCTCACTCCCGACTTCATCCCATACAACTCAGACAACCGACGTAACGTTGGGTACTTGATGGCGCTGGAAGACCATTCAGATTTCCTGATTTCAATCGACGACGATAACTGGTGCCGGGGAGATTCGGACTATTTCGGGGAACACGAATATGGATTATTTGGGACAGTAAAGTCGGAGGTGTCATCGGGGCCGGCAAGATTCCTCAATCCGATCCATCCGATGGGATGGTATGGGACTTCCTGTCCGGTGTATGCTCGCGGGTTCCCATACTTCGCTCGATTTGTAGATGGCGAGTCGCAGGTGTCGGCCGTAAGTCCAAACGCACCTATAGATGTGGCTATTAGTGCCGGGCTATGGCTTCGAGATCCCGACGTAGATGCAATGACATGGCTGTCGGCTAAGCCCCGGTTAGATTCAGTGGTGTCGCAGATTGAGGTTAATGCAATTGACGGCGGCAGGGTTGTTTTGGGCGATACAATGTGGGCTCCCGTAAACTCCCAAAACACCGCCATCGCCAGGAAGTTGATCCCGTCATATTACTTCCTTCGTATGGGATACCCTATAAAAGGAACCAGGGTAGGTCGCATGGGGGATATATTCTCTGGATATTTCGCCTTGGCTTGCGCTAAAGCTGTCGGATGTTCGGCCTGTTTCGGGAAGCCTCTTGTGGACCATCGCAGGAACAGCCACGACTACCTCAATGACCTATCTTCCGAACTCCCAGCGATTATGATGCTGGATAATATCCTGCCGTGGCTGATCGATCTGAAGCTAGATTCTAGCGATGTGGGGAGCGCCTATCTATCCCTTTCGGATTCGCTGGATTCTCAGGCTGAGCGATTTTCCGGTAGCGTGTGGGACGACGCGACTCGCGGGTTCATTCATCAAATGGCCTACCTGATGAGGGTTTGGCTGGATGCCGTTAGGAGGATCGGGTGATCTCGGTTCTCAGCCCAACTATTCGAGGGCTGCAAGCCCTGCGTCCAATTGAGCAGTCGCTGAATGCCCAATCGTTCACTGATTGGGAATGGCTGGTCGAGTTCGGAAACGGCCGAGAGCACTCCCTGAATAGGGACTTCAACTCCATGCTTCGCCGCGCTCGCGGGGAACTGGTAGTGTTCGCCGAGGATTGGGTCTGGTTCCCTCTCGATGGCTTAGAGAGATTCTGGGATGCATATCGGGCCATGCCGCAGTGCTTCTTTACGGCTCCGGTTCCCAAGTCCCCGGCGTTCTGGGAGATGGATGGGAATCTGTTCTACAAGCATCCGCTTGAGTTGGAGTGGAGATCAGAAAATCCCGGATGGGTTCACTGGATGAATTGGGAGGCTGATTGGGCGGCGGCCCCTCTGGGGGTACTGAAGTCTATTGGTGGATTTGACGAGCGCATGGACCAGAAATGGTCGAACGACAATCAGAACGTATCGTTTCGGGCCTTCAGGGCCGGCTGTAAGTTTTGGAACGTCATTGATAATCCGGCCGTCGCGCTTAGTCATGACAAGTACTGGAAGCATCCATTCCGCCACCTACACGATGCGGAGTGGAGCGAGCGTCAGATCAAGAGGTTTGAGAACGAGCAGTTGCCACCGCTGACATAAACGGAGAATCGATGTTAATTCAGAAAAATCTAATTGGGACTATCGGCGTGATGGGGGCGGTTCCTTCGGTCCCTTGGGAGTTCTGTTGGTCTCTGGCCCAGATGATTCAATATAACTCCGAGTTTATGTGCGGTCCGGGAGAATATATCCACCTGATGTGCCCGAGCACATCGTACCATTCCACAGCCAGGAACCAGCTCGCCGCAGGGTTCATGGGGGAATGGCTGTTTATGATGGACACCGACCACGCCTTCGACCCCGACATATTACTCCGCATGCTAATGCTGGTTAAACTCCATAACGTCGATGTCCTATCAGCCCTGTATCGGTACAAGGTATACCCTTATCTTCCGGTGGCCTTCCACTGGAACGAAGAAACGCAGGGGTTTGTTGGCATCGCGGAACTGGATTGGAACGCCATGATCCAAGAGGTGTCGTGCGTGGGAGCGGGGTGCCTCCTAGTAAGACGCGGGGCATTCGACCGGATCAGGGAGGAACTTCACGAGCAGCCGTTCGACATTATCCATCCATGGTCGGAGGATTTTTCTTTTTTTGTGCGCCTGCGGAAGTTGGGGATTAAGTCTTGTATATCACCTCTGATCGAAAGCTACCACTTGAACACTCATCGCGTTACGAGTTCGGATTACGATAGAAGCGCGGTCCAGACATACCCAATCCCATCCGGTGGCGAGATGGTGGTAGGGAAGGCGTAAGGGTATTTCTCTGTTCGAGTTTATGATTTGCATACTTTATCGCGGGAGTTGGGCGAGCGGGGGGAGCTTGGCGAGCCGGGCGAGTTGGGCGAGCGGGGCGAGCGGGGCGAGTTGGGCGAGCGGGGCGAGCAGGGCGAGTTGGGCGAGCGGGGCGAGTTGGGCGAGCAGGGGGAGCAGGGCGAGTTGGGTGATAACAAGAACCTAAAGGAGAGGCGTAATGAGCGCGGATTTAACAATTCATGTGTTCGAAGGTATCGCCGAACACGACCTAGAAACTTTCTTTTCGGCAACACTCGGTAGCAAGTACCATCACGGAGGCGTGAAACAAGGAATATGGGAAGAGTCCTATCGGAAGATCTCCCGTACACCCTCCGTTTGGGTCGGCCAGGTCTCTTGGCTGAAGTGTGCACTATCCAATGATCCGGATACCTACGTCCCAGGACCAGTAGAGGCTATCAGTGAATTGGTCGGGGAAGACCTCCCAGCCATAGATGATTTATTCATCTCTCGGGCTGCCGAAGCGATGGCGCTCGCTAATTCGACATCGTACAGTGTAGCCAAACCTGGAGATGTTGTCGAGTTCCTGCAAACACACAAAGGAAAACGGGTGTTCACGGTTAGTTGGTGACAAGGATACGAAAATATGACAATTGTTCAGCGTGCGATCATCACACATCCAGACGGGAAGCGCGAGATGCTTTCCTTGTTCCGCGTGGAGCCTACCGTATTCCGCTGGATTGATCATGGAAAACCGTGGGATGGCATCGATTTTATTGAGGCCAATATGGCCATCAAGAGCCTCCGTATGACGATCGAATCCAACCCATCCTACGTCGGGTACGATCTGACCTTTTATGCCGTGGAACCGCCGCCGGCAGAGAGGGCATCGCTACGAATCGGGGAACTTCCCGCTGGATTGACGCTCCCGATAGACTCAGTAGCTCGCATTATCCAGGAAGAGACCGGCATCGACAATCTCATTGAGTCGATCAACCTGCTCTTAACTTACGAGTTTCCGAGGCGCCTCCAGCCGAAACCGCCAGGGCTTGATCTCACTTGGGGTGGCCTATGCCTCTCGGTAATCGAGGCTTTGGAGGTCGCACAGAAATCCAACCTAGGGAATCTCAAGGCCGAACTTTCCAAGGGGATCGAGAAGATCCATGCCTATTCGAACATGCCAAATCGCGGAGGTAAACCGCAGTGATTGTTGACATTACCACCTTCACTGAACCCTCCGACCCAGACTTTGAAGAGGTTAGCGGTCTAGCACTTGCCGGACTTTCGCTGGAGGAAATGCGGCGATACTGGGCCTTGCGTCACCCATCCAATAAACCTCTTGACTCTAGCAAAGAGTCGGCGTAGAATCACGAAAGAGATCAGTCCAACGTTGGACAATAAGGAGAGACGACATTGAGCGCACCATCGCATCCCGAACAGAGTACGGAAGTAACCGCGTCGCAGTCATCCGTCGAAGTTCCGATTGAGGTACTCCGCTACAAAGAGGAACTCGCTTCCAAAATGGGGCTTCCTAGCCCCTACGGCATGAGCCTACTGAAGCAATACTGTGAGGACCTCGTAGCCTCCGGCATGGTCCCATCGTACTTCAACAAGAACCCCATGGCCGTATACACCGCCGCCATGCGCGGGCGGGAGATGGGCCTAGATCCCACCGAATCCATCATGGAGACTTTCTGGCCTGCCCCAGGCGGAAAGTTAGGCATCTACGCGAATAAACTTCTAGACTTGCTCCATCGGGGCGGAGTCACAAGCAAGTTCATCTGCGAGACAAGGGAGCGCTGTGAGATCCTCTTTACGCCTCCAAACAAACACGAGCCCTACACGGCCGTGTTCGACTTTTCCGAAGCTGTTTCGGCCGGTCTGGTGAAGCCCGACGGAAACTACAAGAAATGGCCGTCCGATATGTGCAAGGCCCGCGCCATTGCTCGCGGAGCAAGAGCGCTTATCGGGACCTATAAGGGATCGGCTAATATTTACGTGAAGGAGGAGTTGGAGGATCTCGACTCCCCATCCGACACCGCCGAGTCCGACCGGAATCGCGCCGATACCATCGCAGCGCGGGAGGATATGAAGGTCGCCCTCAAGCCAAAAGCGGAAAAGAGACCCGCTAAATCCGAGGTGGTCGAGATCAAGTACCAGCCAGAGAATCCGACAACTGAAGCGCCAGCGGAGCCCAATACTCCCGTCCCACCCGCAGAGGCTACTCACACCGAAGAAACCCCGGAGGGGGATGCCGCGAGGCAACCCCAGAATCAGGAGCCGACAAAGTATGTCATCCATCGAGTGTTTTCGACTGGCAATGACAAGGAACGAGTGTTACCAACCGAAGAGTTGCCCGACTCACGGGAAGAAATGGCTAGTATCAGGGCGCAGGCACTCGCGAATGAAAACAGCGCCTCATTCATCGTTTTCGAAGTGAGCGGATCTGGGGGGCCTCGGCAAGTGGGCCGGTTCGATCCCCCGAAGCCCATCAAGCACCCCGATAAGCCCCGAGGGAACCCAGTAGCTGATTCGGCGGGATCAACCCCCACTCAAGACAACCAGACCACCCAAGAAGAGCATGTTTTGGACCCAAGAAAGGCCCTGATTGATCGGCTCACCCCTCTGTCTGCCTCTCTGAATCTGAATGGAAAGACGGCCATGGCGAGATTTCGTGCTTTCTTTTCTGGCTATTTTGGGTTGGGACTTTCAGAACTTCCGAAAAATCCGGCTGACTATACAGTAGCCATTGAGGAACTGGAAGCGTGCATTAGCGGGGATGCGCTGGAATTCAGCGCCGGGCCGGAAGAGGCCGGCAAGCGGAGGGCATCTTGGGCGCGAGAAACGCGCGGAAATCTGGAAGCGCAATGGCCGAACGACCCAAAGAATGTGTCTCTTGGAGTCACCTTGGCTCGCCGCTGGATGCTTTCCCCGCAGAATTTCATGAACTGGATGGGGCAGAAAGTAATCGGCCTCACGATCATGCCGCCAGAAGACGCAAACGCTTATATGCGACTCATGCTTGCGACCCCTGTCAGCCGTGACGGAGGGAAACTGCTTACGTGCTGCCGGAAACACGACATCTCGATGGCGAAAGCGGTAGAGCAAATAGAATCCAGGGCGCTCAATGGGGCACTGGAACTATCGCAGGAGAAGGCCGTCCAGAACGCGATCGACGCTTGGATCTTGAACGTTAAGGAGTACGTTGGGAATTCTTCCGGCGCCGCCCAAGGTCCAGCGGCTAAGGAAGAGGATGGGCTGTTCGACGATTTGGTGTAGAGGCGATGCCTATTCTAACATTCGACGAAGAGACCCACGCTTACCGACTCGATGGTCGATGGATTCCCGGATGCACGCGCATCCTGTCCGACATGGGATACGTAAGGGGGGCGGAGTATTTCACCGAAGAGTCCCGAGTCCGAGGCCGGCAGATCCACAGGGCATGTCACCTTGTGGATCTGCATGCCCCGGAAGCGGAGACTCTCGAAGAGGTCCTAGACGTGATGGATCTCGGGACAACCATTCAACCATACGTGGCTGGATGGCTGTGGTTCAAGAGATCGACAGGGTTTGTCCCGGTCGGCCACGAGACGCCGCTCTACTTGGCAGACATGAACGTGGCCGGCACGCCGGACGTGTGGGGCTACTTCAGGTCAAACGCGAGAAGAACCGTGGTTGATCTGAAAAGTTGGAAGAGTCAGGGACCTAAGCCGAAGCGGGCATCCGAGTTACAAGTTAATGGCGGATACAAGCCCATGCTTCGACAGGCCGGATTCGACGCTCAGGATGCGGTGGTTGTGAAACTTCCTGGCGACGGGAGTTTTCGCCAATACCCATGCACAAACCCGCTGGACGAGGCTATTTTTCGGTCATGCTGTTTTGTTTGGCATGACCGCGCTAACAACAAACTGATTGACGGTCTTGAGGGGCCGTCCGAAGTGGAGAACTAATGCCAACGAATTCCACAGCCATCGTTCCATTCTCTGCCGCAACACTGAAGACGCAAGCTAAGCAGGTGAGCGTGCTTTTGGACGTGGATGTCCCCGCCCTGCAACTGGAGGTGGACAGTTATACAAATGGTCTTGCGACCATGCAGGTGCAGGCCAAAAATTTCAAGATATCCGACGACCAGGCCTACGCCGACGCCATGCAGTTAATGCGAATAGCCCAAGAGCGGGAATCTGGACTTACAGAGGTGTGGAAGCGGTTCAAGGACGTAATCAACCCAGCGCGCAATACCATCCTTGAGTTGGAGCACTCCACGGTAGACCCATTCACGGCTATCAAAAAAACCCTACAGTGGAAGGGAGAGAAGTATCTGAACGACAAGGCATACGCCAAAAAGCAGGCCGAGTCCGCATTTGCCAGAATCGCCGAAGAGGCCCGGCTGCGGCTTAACCAAGAAGCCGATGATCTGATGGCGCGCGGCCGTGTGACTGAGGCACAAGCCAAAACGTACGAGTCCGCTATCACTGTAACCCCCACCCTCCCCAACGCCGTGCCGACCGTATCCGACGCCAAGGTAGGGACGAGATCCACCGGATCTGTCACGGACCTCATAGCCTTTGCGAAAGCCATCGTAGAGGGACAAGTAGACCTCATGCAGGAGGTCAAACCAGGAGATTCCAGGCCGATTCTGATTGTGGATCAAGTCGTCCTCAACGCGGTCGTATCCCGCCATCTGGACGGGTTGAACTGGCCCGGAATTACCGTCACTTTCAGCGCCAAGATATCATCCCGGTAGCCACTCCTTTGAGTGGCATGAATAGGAGTAGCAACGTGATAATTTACACCGAAGATCGCTTCCAGAATCCCAGTTCGAACGTGAAGCAGTTGGGCTATGACCGTGGCACCCAAACCGTCAGAGTTTCGTTCAAAAATAAAACTGGCTCGATCACGGCGGAATGGGACTATTGGCCAGTCCCGGAAGACCACTTCCTGAACGACATCATGGATGCCCCATCCGTAGGAGTGGCTGTCAACCAGTACCTCATCAAGAGCACATGCGAACGGATAAAAGTTCGGTAGTAAAAATAATAATTCCATGATTTGCATACTTTATCGCGGGATTTGGGCGAGCGGGGCGAGTTTGGCGAGTTGGGTGAGTTGGTAGACCTTATGATTTGCATACTTTATCGCGGGAGTTGGGCGAGCCGGGCGAGCTTGGCGAGCTTGGCGAGCGGGGCGAGTTGGGCGAGCAGGGCGAGCAGGGCGAGCAGGGCGAGCAGGGCGAGTTGGGCGAGCGGGGCGAGTTGGGCGAGCAGGGCGGTATCACGGTCCCTATGCTATACCGATGGTTCGTATAAGTAGTCCTTATGTTTATCTCCATCTTATTGTTGGTGATATTATTCGTATAGGAGGAACTGATGGAAGGACTTTCGATTGGACGGATCGTCAACTATTCAATCCATGAATCGGACCTGAACGAAACCCAGAAGTCGCACGTTGGGGAGGTCATCGCGGCATTGGTGGTTAAGGTCTGTAACGAAGACGGGATTGTCAACCTGACCCTGTTCCCGGACTGGTCTAATAGCGGATTCCTCACGTATGGGAGCGCCACTCCGCAACCACTGGGGATTTCATGGAAGACCTCTGTCGAGTACTCCGAGGATCATTCTCCCGGCAAGTGGTCGTGGCCGTTGAGGAAATAAACTATGTCTCTTTCTCTTTGGGATGCACGCGGACAGGTTCGGGAAATATGCCCACGCCCCGAGTCCCTTGTCACGACGGTGTTGAACCGTAGAATTCGGAATGTCATCGATACCCGTACGTGGTCCGATCTGATCCGAATGGGTATGATCGTCATACCGCAGCAGTACACCACGGGGACGGTAAGCCTTACTTCTGGCTCTAACCAAGTGATCGGAGTCGGTACAGCGTGGCCGGTAAATGACGCCGTTAATACGGTTATCGCTTCCCCCATTGTGGATTCTCCAGGAGTTGTCGAGATCCAGCCGGCATCATTATCCGGGATCACGCAGGGGTCTTATCTGCTGCTGGACCAGGAAACACCAGGGGCAACCGAGATCATCAGTGTTCAGGGAATAAGGGGAAGCAGGTTTATCGCGTACTGCCAAAATCAGCACGCGTCTGGTCTCTCTCTTCAGAGGTCTAGCTTGTCCGGGCTTCAATTTGGCACGGGAAATTACGTTCCTACAGTGCAGGCCGTGACGTCTCCGACTACCCTCCAAGTGGATATGCCCTACGGTGGCGTGGCGCAGAATGCAATCTCGTACCAGATTTACATGCTCTACGTGAAGCCTTCCCCGTCTGGATCGACGATTCCAAGTTCTACCGCTCGAAGGATGCTCTACGCCTACGACGCCATAGCAGGCAACCCAATTGGAACGGACAAGACATGGGACTGGATAATGCTCGCCGATCCACAACTTCAGAACACGGGAGATCCTGAGGAGTTGGTGAGCACTCCGCACGATGCGGGTGGCGCGATGCAGTGGACCTTATGGCCTATCCAGACCGGACCCTACGCGATTGGGGTGATCTACCAGGACGGATGGCCGACGCTAAAACAGCCGAATGATCTCCTGCCGCCATTCATTAACCCAGAGGTTTTCATCGCGGGAGCTATCGCGGACTGTATGCGCGCTACCGTGATTTCGAACGATCGGCAAAAGGACCCTTACCATGATCCACAGGGGGCGGCGTATTGGGACAAGGAGTACCTAGCACTGCTTGAGGCGGCAACGCAGAGCGACCAAGGGAGGTGGATGACCAATTTGAAGTCGTATGAGGAGCAGATGGCCGCGTTCTCCCCAGATTACAACTGGGCGAGAGCCCATGCGGTCATGGCACCGTAAGTATTCCCATGATTTGCATACTTTATCGCGGGAGTTGGGCGAGCGGGGCGAGCCGGGCGAGCA